CTACATTATATTTAAAGAATTTAGATTTATAGTCATGAGTACCGTATACTTTTTTCCATACCTTATTGGTGATAACTGTTACGTTTTCCGCATATGGAGCGTCGCTCTCCTCATGTCCGTAATGGTAGATAGTATGCCCTCTTTCCCCCATCATCTTACAGAATTTCCAAGCCTTTTGTGTATAAGCACATGCTACAAATTCTCTATTAGTGATTGTATGAGGAAGTCCTAATACGTGGAATGTAAATTTATTATTCATAGTTTTTAATATAGTAAATTTATTTTAAGGTACCAAATGTTTTGGGTAATATTTTTCATAAAGCTCTGATTCTTTCTTTCCGCAGTCATTACATTGAACTCCTCTTCCAATACTGTTTAACATCTGATCATATAAAGAAAGCTTATCTAGTTCTTCTAGTTCTTCCTCAGTAAGATCTTCTCTTTCTAAATTGTTAAACCATTTATTGGTAAACCATTCCAGTGAAAATTCTGAGTCTGTTTTTATTTTACTATTAAATTCTTCCTGAGTTAGGCAAGTATCAGTATAAGGACCAGCAAATGGAGGATTTTCTAACATCCATTCCTTTTCGTAGCTTTTATAAGCATCAATCAGATTCCACTTATTAATCTTTTCTTCCATTTCAGGAATAGGGATACACATTGTTATAAATCCGTGATAGCAATTTTCTTTTTCTTCACCGCAGTGATGACATGTTTCTAATTTACTTTCCATTACCTATATCTTTTTTTACTTGATCATCCCACTTTTTATTCATTTCATCTAACTTATCTGCTATAAGCCTTAAAGCATATGAACTCCAGTATCCAGAGTCACTTTCTGTATAGAATCCGTAGTATCCATCCTCCTGTATAAGGAAGGTACCTATTCTTTTTTCACTAAAATACACCTCATATACTCCATGTATTCTGTCTGTAGATTTAAGTTGTATCATTTCCAAAATAATTGAACCATCATTATTGCAAAAGCTAATCCAAGACATATAAGTGTCTTAAGGGTGAATGGTTCTTGAAACCATAAATGTGCCATGTAACTAAATACTATTGCTCCGATTGAGAATCCCATTAGTCTTGAAGGCCATAACTCTCCTCCAAAATGTGATACCATATACTTTACAGACATAATATAAAGAAATGAGATTGGTACTCCCATCAATGAAACTGCCCATGGATGTTGCTTGAACCATTCCCATCTGAATTGTCCCTGTAGTTGAACAAATGTAAGTATTTGTGCTAGTACTCCAAAGCTAAAACCTATTATAAAATTCATATGTACTGTAATAAAATGTAACTTAATTTATACCCGGTAAATGCTCCAAGTGCTGAAGGGAATGGAAATACTATTAGCTTTCCTAAATCTGTTACGTACTTTGGACGGTTAACTATTTTACCTACAAAGAAGTAGTAGGCTAGATATCCTAGCAATACTGCAAGGTCTGTCTTTGTTGCAATGAATACTACTAGAGTTGCTCCTATGAATCCAAAAGTAAAATTATCTCTAACTCCTTCCCAAATTTCTCTATTGGTTGCTTCTTTATACTCCTTGATAATCTTATTTACTTTTATCTTCTGTGCTCTCATTTATCTTTTTGTTTTATAGTATTTATGACTTGAGTAAACTAATAATTTTCCTGTTAATTCCCAATCATCATATACTCTATCGAAGTTTGTTATAAGAGCATCTACACTCTTAAAATGAAAATAAGTAGTACAAGAATCAATTACTTTTTCTATCCAATTGTATACATCGTACTTATTATCTGTTAGTGCTGCCATTATAGTCTGCTGAATTTTAATACTTTAGTCGCTTTTACTGCTTCTAGGAACTGTCTGTGTGCTGATTTTTGTGAAGGCTTTCTTCCAGTTGGAGTTGTTATCTTCTTTACTGCTCTAGGCTTTCCTTGTTCTCCCCAATGAATAAAATAATGTTCTCTATCTTTTACAAATGCAATTTCATTTCCATTCACCGTCACTGTCAATAATGTTTTTTTCATTTTATATAATTTCTATCTATTAAATCATTCCAGGTTAAAATTCCTACTAAATGTATAATTGAATAGGAGTCTGTGTAGGTTGAAACAGCTCCATACTCTGGATGATCAAAGTCAATCTGATAGCATTCATCTAGAACTGTTATAATGCATTCTAGATTATGGTATACATTGTTATCAAGTACATCTTTTGAAAATCCATTCTTAAGAAGAAATGATCCTATGTAAGGATTTTTATCTTCAACTAACCTCTTACCCCAAGTATCTGAGTTGCCTATTGGAGATTTATCATTATCAAATCTCTCAGAATATTTTTCAAGTCTTTGCATTACTATAAGCTTGTTAATACTGTATCCAGCATATTTGTTTCATTTACAAATAGTTTGTCTTCTAAGGCTTGTCTATTCTCTTCCATGTGAGCATGAATTATTTTTATGATCATATCATAAGCTTTTGAATGCAAAGACTTTGCAAAAGAAAACTTAGAGTTAGTAATCTGAATTCCATTCTCTTTTAGCAAAACATAGTAATGTTTCTGCTCATTGATAAGAAAATACTTATCTGTTAGAGGTGTCATCCTTAAAGATGTTTTAGGATGTGCTAATAATTTAGTAACAATATCTATGAATTGTTGCTCTTGCTGTGTTGGTGTGTACTTGAAAAATCTTTTGAATATCATAACCTTTATTTTTTAATTACTACTTGTTTTATTCTATCAAATAATGTTTCTAGTTCCTCTATTGAACCTACTGACCATTTGTCTGTTTTTAGTATAAAGAAACAATCCTCGTCTCTATCAATTCCTATACTTGAACGTGCTTCTATCTCTAAAGATTCATACTCATCCCTGTCTGATAAACAATTAGCATCTTGTGAGAATATAAATGATGCTTGTTCTAATAATGTACCTTGATCTTCCATAACCTTTTTAATTATACTTAAAGATAAGAAAAAGGCTCCGAAGAGCCAACTTTTCTTAAATAAATTTTACTGTATTTGTTTCCTTGTCCCAATCAAACGTCATTGGCTTTTGAGTGTACTCGTAAGCCTCATCCAATACTGATGCATTAAAGAAGTGAGTACCATTTTTAAACTCATAACCATATCCTGAATGAATATGTCCACATACATGGATCTTTGGTTTAATAATTTCAATTCTTTGAGCTAACAATTCGCATCCTAATCCGTCCCAAGGTCTTCCTGCTACTGTATCTAGAGTTCCAAATGAAGGACCATGTGTAACCAAGATGTCTGTGTTGTCAGGAATACCTTCCCACTTACCTGCTATTTCAATTCCATTTTTTGGTAAATTGAATGCCCAAGAATAGAATTCCGGTTGCCAAGGTGATCCGTAAATGCGAATATTGTCTTGAGGAGAATCTCCATTTGGACCATCTCCGTATAGTACTAAGTCATCATCTTGAAGATAGATTATATCTCCAAACTTGTCTACCCATTCCTTTACATCCTCAGGATGATTTTCAAACATTCGATCGTGGTTACCTGCTATGAATACTTTGTCTTGGTATTGCTTTAGAGATTGGAACCAATGACAGAAATCCCAGATGTCGTTCTTGTTGTACCCTGAATTCATTATGTCTCCAGCATGAATAAGAAGATCACCTCCAGGTAAATCTTCCATAGGAATCAATCCATGTCTTGTATGTGTGTCTGATAGTACTGTTATTCTCATTATAGTTTTTTGTTTTTAAAGTTTTGCCAAGATTCATCTTCTTCTAAAAATTTCTCAATAAAAATAACTAACCCTGCTCCTAAGGCTGCAATGTTCATTATAGGAATGAATAAAAAAGGAAGTGGTTCTAAAAAGTCTTTTACTGACCCTCCTTCTTTTTTTATTAGGAAATATGCCACTAACATACTAAGTACTAGTGGTAAAACGTAAAGTAATAATATCCAAATCATAATCTATATTTTAAATAATTCGTAGTTACTATTTTCTGTATTAAATTTAATATAATCTTCTCTTTGCTCTACAATCTCTGTTACTAGAGTTGTTTGCCAAGTAAATGAAGGTCCGAATGGAGACATTAATAAACTTCTTCCAACAGCAATGTCTTCAAAGTCTGCTTTATACCTTCCTTCCTCGTTAAACTCTAACCATTTTACTCCTACTGATGTTTTAGTTAGACCGTCTCTTTCTCTTACTAATTTGTAGTTTGGTTTTAATTCTTTACCAAATATGGACTTAAATGCTTCATCTAGATCAAATGTACCTTCCTCAGTTTGAGTTAGTAATACTTTTGGTTGTGCTCCTCCTATCATAACTTATACTGTATGTTCAATTTGTACTCTTACACAATTCTGAGGTAATCTGTGGATATGTCTGTAGTTGTTTATGTACCCCATCATGTTAGCACTCCCCACAGCATTTGCAGAATGTATTACAACATCAACAACAGGAGCTCCGTCCAACCATTTATCCACCAGCCATTTAGTGCAATCCATTCCAGTTTTCTCTTCAATGTTATCATAATTTAATTCATAATTGTGATACACGTTTGAGTGCCATTCAGCCATTGCCGAAGGTCCTAAATCGTGATCTAATGAAATTATATCAATGTTTTCCAGTCCTAAGTCTTGTACCTTTTGTACAAACTCTTCGTAATTTCTTACCACGATCCAAGTTGGATCAACTGGTGTTCTTACGTCGTCTAAGTATATTCTATGTCTTAGCATCTTCTTTTTCTTCGTTAAATAAATCTTCTCCTTTGTAGTCTGGATGATTTGTATTCATGTAATCAATTCCTTCTACCCACAGTCCTACTGCTATTATAAAAGCTGCTGCTACTACTGATACTATTACTAATCCCACCATCCTTCAATATTTTCTTCCATTATTTTAAATAGCAATTTTCTTGCCCTATCTTGATTTATATGTGCAATGCTCATTGCAATGATTCTTTTCATTTCAGATTCATCTCTACCATCTAGAGTAAATGGCCCTTCACCTTTTAATACTCTTTTATAAACTAAAGGATACTTTTTAAAGAACTCATCATAATTTTCCCATACCTCTTCTGAATTATATAAAGATGATCCTGGTCTGTCTTCACAATCAGTAAACCAAACTCTGTCTTTATGGTAATCCATATACTCCATTGAGTAAGGCTCTTCCTGACATGCTTTAATTAATTTAACACATAGTCTCATTCTACGAGCGTCTTGTTGTGCTCTTGTATGAAAATCTCTTCTACCGATATAATTGGCTTGAGCTTTCAATTTATGCTTCATTATTTCATAGATGTAATGTCCATCCCAATTTCTGTCTTTCCAGATGATTGGAAACCAATAGACAATGTTCTTTACTCCTTGTATGAAGTATTTGTGATAATACTTTCCGTCATGCTCCCACCACAGCCATATTCTTCTAAAGAAGTTTGGTCTTGGTTGGTTTTTTAAATCTTCAAAAAAATCTTCCATACTAGAATTTATTTTTTAATTCTTCTTTTTTAATTATCTCTTTTAATCTCTGAACGTAAGTTAAATCCTCAGCATAATTCTGTCTTAAGTATTCAAAATACTCTCCTTCAGTTTTAATACTTCTTAAGTAAGATGAATAGTATAAAGCATAATCGATAACTGATTCTTGCCATGTTTCATAATACGCATGACCTCTATTTGTTCCTTTTGCTAAATTAGCTCTTAACTTAGCTTCTTTCATACCGAACATGTTATTGTTCTCTAGAAAGATAGTTGATTTAAAATGCCCTGATTCTAATTTAGCTTGTGCTAAAATAATATAAGGATACTTAAAATTTAACTCTGTAATCTTTTCAATTAGTTTAGTCTCACTAAACTCGTTATATTCTCTAACTACAATCAATTTCTCTTCCTGAGAAAGATTCTGTACTTCATTAGCTGGATTAGATGTAAATCCAAATACTAATAGTAATCCTACTGCTGCTCCGAATCCTAGTAATGACTTGTTGGTCAATTTAACTTTTTCTGGTAACAGTGTCTGTTCATTAAATTTGTAATACATAACCTTTTTGTTTAATTATTATACCTAAATATATGAAAAAAGAGTTGAACTAGCAACTCTTTTAACAATTATTTTAGTGAGAATCTCCTACATCATTCTTCTCTCCGTAGATCAAATAGTCTGGATTGATTACCTTTGCTACCTTTTGACGTTCACCGGTGAAGTATTTAATTACAATTCCTTCATGTGGTACTTTAGTTCCTTCAATGAAGTTGTTGAATGTAAATTTATCTTGGATTTCTTGTGTCCAATCCCCATAATGTAAAACCTCTACATAAGGTAATTTTAAATGGTTTTCAATTAAAACCCAAGCATCATATGTACTTACGTATTCTCCTTTAAGTTTCACATCAAACCCTGCAAACTCAATATCAGTCAAACCATAGTCATAGTTTTTCTGAATACCTGCTCCGTAAATCTCTCCGTATAGGATAATACCTTCACCTATTTCAATATTTCTGTTTTTAATATAACTCCAAAGTTTTTCTTTGATGTTATACTTTTCAGCGATTGTTCTCCAAACATCAGTTGAATAGAATCCTTGAGAGTCACTTCCTTTTTCACAGTTATGAGATCCATAAATGTATTCATAGTCAATCCATTCATCAGCTAGTCTAAAGAATTTTTTTACTTTATCCCAGAATGATAATTTACCTTTCTTTACAATACCGTATCTAGCATTTGTACCGTGAACCTTTCTAGTAATTTCTACTAAATCTTCTTCAGTAAACATTCCTGCTACGTTTTTAAGGTTTGGGAATTTGTAGTAGATATGGAAGTTTTGATTGTCTCTCCATTTAATTTTTCTACCTGAAGCAAGTTGAATTTGCTTAACTGGTGGTTCGTATTTTACAATACCAAATTTTTCCATCATGTCATCTCCATCTTGGTATCTGTCTCCATATCCTGGAATGTATTTGGTTGGAATGATTAGACATTCAGAATAAACTCCTCTTAATTTTACAGTTCTTACTCTACCTCCTTTTCTTAGATAAGAAGTAACTCCCATTTTTTCAGAAAATGCTTCTGGAATTACTGCATCCGTAGTTGCAATAACTGTTAAGTCACCTTCTTTAAATTCACCTTTTTTGGTAATAGCATTCCATCCTCCAACAACTACTTGTTCGATGTTGTCAGCTCCTTCGATTGCTTTTACTTCTTTGATTGTTGCTACAAAGCAAACACTATTTTGATTTTCCATTTTTTATTTCTTTTTAAGTTCATTTAAAATATCATGCAATTTAAAACCTATGTACCATAAAGACACTACTATTAACCATACTTTCCAAAATTCCATTTCTTATAATTTTATTTCGAATCTATTTTTCATTTGTACTAATTTTTCTTCTGGGACTCCATGCTCGTTTACTCCTCCATGTCTATTTTCTACAATCAAAGAATAAACTCTGTATCTGTATTTTTCTGCTAGATCAAAGTATGGTTGCATTTCCCATTCCTGAGTGAATGTATTCGACACTACAATCCTGTTTGCTGGGTGTATATGTGCTCCAAATCCTTTCATAATAGCTTCTACACGATCTTGGCACCACTTATGAGCGTCTTTTAATTTAGAAGCATCAAATCTATACTCTCCTTTCTCATCTAAGAAAAAAAGATCTGCTTCAAAAAAAGATCCTCCTGTTAAAGATTCTGCTAATGTTGATTTACCTGATCCAGGTAATCCTCTTAATAAAAATAACTCTTTCATATTTTCTTTTTTAACATCATATTACTATGGTCTCCATGTTTACGTAAAAACTCTTGAGTAAAACATTTAGGTTCTGGTATTAGATCTAACCTAGATGCAGCTCTTGCTGTATAATCTCTCTGAGTAGTTATGTTAAACTCTTCAGTATTATAAAATTTATACCATTGAGGTTCTTTAACCTTTTGTGGACTGTATGAGTATATTATATTCATATTAAATTCTCTTTTCGTGATGATCCTTTGGTAAAGCTAATTTTTTAACTGGACGATCTTTCATCAATTCTACTATTTCATCTAATGATAAAGGCTCTAAACCATTTCCATCTACTCCAACATCCATTGCCTTACCTTCTGCTATTCTTAGGTGTGAAGGTAAATGAACGTGGCCATGCAAGTGAATTACTCCTTGGTTCATATCATGCCATGACGCTATTGGATAGTGCATACAAACGAAAATAAACTTTTCAGTTGTTGCTTTATTGATTGGTCTTTGTACTTCTAATCTCAAATAGTTTTGTACTGAAGAGAATAGTTTTTGTACTCCCTCTTTGTTTCTTTCGATGTGATGATCATGGTTTCCAAATGTCAAGTGAATGTTTTTACAGTTGATTTGACTTCTGAATTCTTCAATCTTATCAAATCCTCCAAATGACCAGTCACCTAAATGGATTAAGATATCATCTTCACCGACCATGTTGTTAATGTTATCAACTAGTCTTTGGTTCATATCTTCCAATGAATCAAACTTACGAGCATATCCATCATTCACTGACCAGTTTGTAGTAGCACTACAAATGTTTGAGTGTGAGTAATGTGTGTCTGATGTAAAGAACAATTGCTGTCCTTTTTCTAATACTAGTTTCATTTTAATCTATTGTATTAACTGGGAATAACATATTTCCTTTTATTGATATTTTTTTACTTGATGTAGAATCTATTACCAAGTCTGCACTGTATAATGCTCTCTTTGTAATCTCTACATCCATTGTTACTGTCTTTTCATTTACCTTACTTATAGTACCTATTCGTACATAAGTAAATCCATTTTCATTTCTGGAGTATCCGTATCGCTGTCCTATTTGAATCTCTATTCCTAATGCATCTTTCATAATCTTTTTTCTATACCTAAATATACGAATAAAAGCCTGCCTAAGCAAGCTTTTTGTTAATTATTTTTAAAAAAATGTTGCTGGGATGTAAAGCATATAGCCTAGGTCAAATGCAAAATCAAAGTCAAAAACCTTCCACTACCACAAGGGCAAGGACAAAAACTAAGTCTTAGAGTCGCTAGCCACTTTTAGTCTCCCTCAAGAGTAACATGTCTAGCTGTTGAGTTCTATCTCAGTTTGGTTTAAGTTGTAGGGAAGCGAGTTTTAAAGGGCCCATGGCCATTTAGTCTGTAGATGATTACAATATATCATATAGTTTATATTTAAAACCCTACTATCCCAGCATAAAGCTCTGAAGGATCAGCTTGTGCTTACCTCCTTAGCACCAAATTATTTTAGTTGATTCAAGAATTCGTCTACTACGTCTTGAAATCTTTCTGCTACTTCAATTTTTAAATTGACAGCTTCTTGAATTCTTGCTTGACGTTTTTCTTCAAACTCGTGTTGTGCTTGACGTTCCTCTCCAGACCACTTATCATAAGCTAACTTATAATTGTTTGCTGCTTCTGCATTCTCGTTATTCACTCTTGCTTGAATGATACCTCTCTCTTTCTGAATTCTAGCATTCTCAGAAGTAGTAGCATTTTTTACTTTAGATTTAAAGTAATTTACTCTTTGTTCAAATCCTCTATGAAGAGCTGCTAATTGTTCATGAACTGAAAGCAATTGTTCTGCTGTATGGTGAATAGATACTTTCATAGGAGTTTTCTTTCCTACTTCTATTTCCATAAACTCTAAAGTTTTAATGGTAGGAAGTTCTCCTCTCAACTTATCCAATTTTCCTCCTTTATGGATGAATTGTCCGATATGTGAAGCATAAGCTTCTGCCTCTAGGTATTCGTTGTATTCGGCTGTAGATAAAGTATCCCAACCAAAATCTTCATCCACTTCTGTTGGAATTACTTCTGAGATTAGTTTTGGTCTCTCTGGAGATTCAACCTCGTAGTTATACTTTTCAAATTTGATTTTAGTAATCAATTCATCCTTTGCTTTGATATTCTCCATCAAGAAAGCTTGAGTGGCAGATAATCTTGCCTTAGCAGTTAATAGCTCAACTACGTTTACTGGGATAGGATTCCCATTAGTCTCTACATAGGTTTCTGAACCTATTACTAGTTCTTTAGAAACGTTATTGATATCAGCCAATTTCGCTGTAATATCTTTTGAACGTTGATTGCACAAGTTTGAGATTGATTGTGCTTGAGACATTGATAACCCTTTTGTAGATAACGAATTTTTCATAACTATGATTTTTATTTAATTATTTCTATATGTTTTTATTGGTTCTTTTAATGGAAATTCTGGGTTGTCAATAAAACCTAAGAATATACAATTCCTTCTTTTTCCTTTAACATCACAAAATCTCCAATCTGTTGTAAGATCTATATTAGATAGATCGCCCATAAATAGTCTAGTATGTATTGTCCATGCTAATTGCTCTTTTACTTCAATACTAAATACAGACCAGACCATATTACCTTTATTTTTATTTAATATAAGAAGAAAGGTTCAGGTTTCCAAACCTTTCTCCGAATATTTCTTATTGGTGATGTTTGATATACCTCCCATGTCTGTCTACTCTGACATTCATTCTTGTTAAATCAAAATACCAATTGTTAAACTTACCCAAGCGAGATTTTTGTCTTGCTTGTAGGTTTGCAGATTTTTCTGCTTCTTCTCTACCATTTTCTGTAGTTTCTACAAAAAACGTGGGAGCCTGAACACCAGTCATGCTGGTTGGGACTACTCTCCAAATTCTCAATTTCTGAGTCATAAGTTAGCAATAGCTAACCTACATTGGAGACGAAGGAATTGACCTCATAGTGGATAAAATTTAGTGTCCTATACAGGGCTCGAACCTGTGACCTTCTCGTTATGAGCGAGCTGCTCTCACCATCTGAGCTAAAAGGACAATTTGTAGCGTAGCGTGGACTCGAACCACCCCCCCGGCTTATGAGACCGGGATGCAACCTTTACACTTTAACGCAGTTTATAAGCGGTCTATGAGAGAATCGAACTCTCATCCCTACCGTGACAGGGTAGTATCCTAGCCGTTGAACGAATAGACCTTTTGTGGAGCTACCGGGATTCGAACCCGGAATAACAGAATGCAAATCTATCGTGATGCCAATTTCACTATAGCCCCTTTTGTACTGCCACGGAGAATCGAACTCCGATTTTATGGATGAAAACCATAGGTCCTAGCCGTTAGACGATGGCAGCAAATTGTAGGCGTATGCTCATCACATACTCTTGGGCTCCTACACACCCCTGAGCGACTAGAGAGAATCGAACTCTCATCTTCAGATTGGAAGTCTGAAGTAATGACCATTATACGATAGTCGCAGTTGAGCTTCTGGACGGGATCGAACCGACTCTATTCTGGGTTACAAATCCGGTGCACCACCATTTGTGCGTCAGAAGCAGATAATTAGAGCCGGTTTTCGTATCCGTTCTGCAGGTTAGCCCCTGCTGCTTTACTATAAGCTAACTCTAATTTGTACCCAAGGAGAGACTCGAACTCTCAGTTTACGACTTCTAAGGCCGCCGTGTCTGCCAATTCCACCACTCGGGCATTTGCCGCATGTGCGGCCACTTATCAATCGGTAGCTCCCTCTCGTTGTCCATTTGTGGGTGTAACACATTTGGTAGAGGGTCGAACCTTAAATGAGGGCAGTGTTGGAATCGAACCAACCTAACAGAGTTTGCAATCCTGTGCCTAACCAATCGGCCAACTGCCCATTTTCACCTAGCCTGACCTTCCAGACAGTACAAGTCGGGATTCTATTGTTTCGCGCGCCGTTTTGTAGTAGGTGATATATTTTACTTTCTTATACCTTAATATATGAAACTATTTCTGGTTTTCCAAACCTTTATTGCAATACTTACAATTATTTTTTTCCTTTTCTGATTGATGGATTCTTTTATTTTCATTACAATACCATTTTTTATCATAAGGAATAAAATTCTCCCATTTATCATAATATCCTGGCTTCCACTCTTCCATTATTTAAAAGAATAAAAATGTTTCCCATTCTTTAGGTATGTATGTCATACTTCTCATTAACATTAAATAATGAGGTCTTTTTGGTTCTGGAATTTCCTTACCATATTCCTCTAATGTTAAATCTGCTTTCTCATGATTACATGGTCTACAAGCTGTTACTAAATTATCCCAAGCATCTTTTCCTCCTTTTGATTGAGGGATAACATGGTCAAGTGTTAATATTCTTTGATTTGAACTACCACAATAAACACATTCATAATTATCTCTTCGGTAAATATTCTCTCTTGTTAGAGGTACTTTTTGAATGTTTTGTTTTACATACTTAGCTACTCTAATAATAGAAGGTTTGTAAATGGTTAGTTCAGGATTAATTAAACTAAATGTTTCTGGATGCTCTGCTACTACTTCAGCATTACCCTTATAAAAAATCACGAACGCTCGTTCGGTACTTATAACTGATCTTGCTGTAAAGCTTGCATCCACTACTAGTGCTTTTTGATACTTACTCATGATTTTTAATTTAAAGGTTTATACTGTGTTTTTCTGTTGTACTTCCAAGTACGGTACTCTCTGTACTTGAAGGCCCATATTCCGGATTTACATTTACTCCAATAGTCTTCAAACCACATTCCACCATCTTTGGATTGTTTTCTTTTTTCTTTTTTATACTCTTTCTGAGTATAGTTTTTGATTCTCATCTTGCTCAAATTTTAGGTTAATAAACCTAATGAGCATCGAATTTCTTTTTCATAATTAATAATTTTGCGCAGACCGTAGGAATCGAACCTACCCGTAGCAGTTTTGGAGACCGTACCGACACCTTGTCTGTGACCCGCTTGTTGTACCCCATCCAGGAATCGAACCTAGAATTAATCTTTAGAAGAGATTCGTTATATCCGTTTAACTAATAGGGCGGTTAAAATATAATTAGTAAGTTTTATCAGGAATCTGGGATCTAATTTCTTAGTGCTTCACACACCCTTAGAGAGTTGAGTATAAATACTTATCCTTAGTGTGTACCCTTGCGCAACGTCTCTCCACGTCTTCTTACCTACGCTTTGTAATTATATTTTGAGGTCTTAGTAGGAGTCGAACCTACGTTCTATCGTTCGTAGCGATAAGTTTTTCCAATTAAACTATAAGACCAGTTGTAGGATATCGCTTAACCTACGATGTTTATATCATTACACATCTTCAATGTCGAACAATTAAAGAGGACATCAGCGATTTTTTTGTACCCCTGACTGGAGTCGAACCAGCAAGCCTGAGCGCCAAGTTTTAAGCCTGGTGTGTTTACCTATTTCACCACAGAGGCATGTTGGGTGTAAGGACGGTACCGCCCCGTCTTCTCAAGATTCACAGTCTTGCGCTTCACTAAAAAGCTTCGAACACCATATAAAATTATACTACTTTAATAACGCTTACTCAATTTTACTACTCTAACGCTTTACCTCATTAAGTCGTTTTTTGAGAAACGTTTCTTAACTTCCTACCTACCCATATAATTTAGTACCGACTACAAGTTACGCTCTTGTCTGAGAATACTTATGAGATATTCTCGATCCTAGATCAAGTCGGTAGTTGATAGGGAACCTCTTACCCTATCGCTGTACTATCTGATTTTAATGTGTCTTACCACGGGGCCCCGTTCGTACTTCCTTCTCCTGCATTCCTTAGATGCGTTGTGAGGACGGTGAGGAGGTTTTTTTGAGGAAAGCAGAGGTATCGAACCCCATGCCCGAAGGCACGATACGCTTAGCAAGCGGTCTCAACTCCTAGTTGATTTACTTTCCCTTTGTAGGTAATATAGGAATCGAACCTATAACCTCTCACGTATCAGGCGAGTGCTCTAACCAATTGAGCTAATTACCTATTTTGCGGGCCTGGAAGGAATCGAACCTTCATAAGATGATTAACAGTCATCCGTAATAGCCGTTATACGACAAACCCAAGAAAGCGTTACTACCGTTATACTACCGCGCCGCTAACGGCCCGGATGGGACTCGAACCCATACCTCTCTACTTCGTGGACCCTGTAGGAATCGAACCTACTCCTCTAGTTCTTCAGACTAGCGTACGCACCAGCTATACCAAAGGTCCATTGTCTCCCGTCACTCGTATACAAGCCATGGCATTACGGGAGCGATGTTATTCCATATTTGTGGGACACTGTGGAATCGAACCACACCTTCTTACAGAACGATTTTACAGACCGCTTATCACACCAGTGACTGAAGCATCCCAATTTGATCATTCTACAGGAATCGAACCTGCTTCTCCACCCTCCGCGGGCAGCGTAGTCACCAATCTACCAAGAACGAAACTATAACAAGCTTTCATCGGCAAATTAATAACTCATAATAGACTCCATATAGACTTGAAAATACTTGCCGGTATTTTACTTGCTACCCAGAATTTTGTACCTCGTAGTAGAATCGAACTACTGCCATTTCCATGTAAAAGAAATACGCTCCCATTACGCCAACGAGGCTGGTGCTACACCTGATCACAACTAACAAGCATATTGGCTTATTACTTGATCTTACAACAGCTTTTAACTGAGAGATTGTAAGGTTGTGTATGTAGCTTTTGTACCCCCACCAAGAATCGAACTTGGATTCCTATATTAAAAGTATAGTACTTTAGCCGTTAAGTTATAGGGGCAATTCGTCGGGTAAGCAGGATTCGAACCTGCGTGCTCTAGCGTCCAAGGCCAGCGAGATAAACCAGACTCCTCTACTACCCGAAATTATTGTTGGCTTACTAGGATTCGAACCTAGACTAAAACAGTCAAAGTGTTTTGTGCTAACCGTTACACTATAAGCCAATATTGAGGAAGACATGGGAATCGAACCCACAACGGTGTTACCCGCTACTTGTTTTCAAGACAAGCTCCTCGTCCATTCGGCCGCCTTCCTTATGCTTTATCCAATATGTCAATGAACTCTTATTCTTTATTTATATACCTAAAGATACGATCTTTAATTCTTTCTAGCAACTTTTTTTAAATAAAAAACCCGAATCTTTTTTATTTGATCCGGGTTCTTATTAGAATTTATATGTATAAGTTAATTATATCATACCCCGGTCTTGCCTTTTTTCGGTTCGTTATTATACGTAAAGCCTACAATCACATCTCCACATAACGAATCCGACCATATACTAATGGCTCTCTGCGCTGTAAGATTAAGTTGATGTATGTTTTGTTGTGCTTTCATTTTATTTGTTTCTATATATAAATATATGAACTTTTCCTTTCCAAACCAACTATTAAATAAATTATTTTAAAATATTATCCAATTGTTGTCCTATTGTTTTATAAACTGTTAAATTCTGGTGAGGTTCATTTCTTCCTATTGCTGGATTTATTATGATTCCTCCTTCTTTTTCGTATTGTTTGTAATAATTATTTACTTTTTCTTCTGTTATTCTTTTGTTTCCTCCCCAACCCCATGATCCTTTTATTACATAAATGGTAGCATTTGGAAAAGTTTTCTTTACTGCTTTGAATAATTCTTTAATATTTCCTGTTCGGAAATTGTTATTTGTTCCTATACATAAAATTATATTTTTTACTTTAGGAGATGTTTTATAATTTGAAACCATTGAGGTCAATTTATCAACTCCTATCCCTCCCTTCCATAAAGAGCTTACTTTTTCTACCTTATTTGAATTTTTATCAATGTAAGGTGTTTGTGAGTCTCCTATTATGATATTCTGAGAATAGCATAGTAATGGGATGAAATATATTATGTATAATAGTTTTTTAATAATTACCGTTCTTTGGGTTAATTTATCCTTTTAATAACTTGTCTTTAACTGGCTCACATCCGTTTCTGTCAATTGATGTAAGTTTTTGTTCTAATTTATCTACTCTTGAATCTGTATGTCTGATACAGTCATTGAAGACATTATTTGTTCGATCAACTTCTTGATCTATTCTACGATTCACCATCTCATCGTTTCTTTGAATCCACTCTTGATGTCCTGCAATCTTTTGTTCAATCTGCTTTACTTTCTTTACTGTCTTAAACGCTACCACAACTCCCCATACAAGAAGAGCTATACTAACACCTAAAACAAATGCTAAAATTTGTTCCATAGTTTTGTTTTTTAAATTCAAAGAACGGTAATCTTAAAATTTGGAATCGGTGAGGGATTCGAACCCTCATCCAGACTTATCGTCCATGTTAACCCTAGCAGGAACTTTCCCGTTGACACTAACCGATTCTTTTTTTACCAACCTTGGTCTTTCAGGGTTTCTGATTGAGTGCAATAAGTGACGCCTTCCTACTATAAACCCTTGTTCGGAAATTAATACACTCTACTTCTCAATTAACAGCGAGCATTGGTAATTTTAAAACATTCCAGCCACATTGGGAGAGCCGCAGTTCCCACGTTGTTTAAAGACTTTCTTGGCGGACCTATCTACTGGGGTGTGTTTTACTTTGTGGTTGCAGCGTCGATTGAATCCTGAACTTTTTCAGTTTCAATGATTGCACCTTCTTCTGTTGTATCAACTGATGCTGAATCAACTACTACTGCTGTTGAGTCTACTGTTGTTAATCTTGCAGGTGCTTCTACTTTTTTACAAGACACTAATACTGCTGATACTAATGCTAATACTAAAAATACTTTTTTCATTTTTACTTTCTTTTGTTATTAATAATACTTAAAGATACGAACTTTAATTCAATTGAGCAACTTTTTTATTAAAAAGATACTGTTGAAAGTACTTTAATAATTGTAAATTCAGGATCAAAATCTTTATCTAATTTTTTTGCAACAATTAAATCGATTGATGTTCCGTTTTTTTGCTCAACCCATAATTCTTTTACAAATGTTGTTGAATTGATTTCATTTGTATCTACATCTCTTGTGATTGTGAATACTGCTACTTGTACTTGTCTTGGTGCCATGTTATTTTGAATTTGATTTGTTGAATAATTAATTGTTGAATTTCCTTGTAGGGTTAATCCTTGGTTAAAGTTTGTTCCCGATATTGTAAGTTTTTCTGAAGGATTAATACATCCCATTCCTACTGTTCCGTTTATATGTGTTGTAGAATTTCCGGATATTGTTGTTCCTGAGTATCCGTTTATAGTGGATGTTCCTGTTGTTATTCCTGTTGTAGTTATATTACAAGGATTGTTTGTCAGCCAGTTGCTGTTTGTTTCGTTCATAATCTTAATTGTTATGGTTATCTAATACTTTTGTTACCTCTGCTACCACATGTTCCCATGTTACTGGTCCTGTTTCGTCTGCATAAGGAGCTGGATCTTTTCTTCCTAATTTAATAAATGCTTCTACTCTTTCAACTGATGAAGCTGATTTATAATCTGAGTACCATTCTCCAAATTTAGTTCTAAGTGTTTCTTCTACTCTTGAGTTACTTTCAGGTCCAGGTATCCAAATTGGTTTATAAGATGTGTTAGTTCTTTTATAAACTTCATCAAAATTTAATCCTAATTCTTCACATAATACTTCTCCGTCTTGTAAGATAGTAAATTTATCTCCTTTCAAGTAAGGTGTAAAATACCCTACATTTTCAGCTCCCCAATTTCCTATTCTAAATGCATAATCATCAGCATCACGGAATTCTTGTCTACAATCAGGATAAATTGCATGATCTCCAGCGTGAATACCTAAAGCAATACTACAAAATTCACCTGTTCTTTGAGCAACTGATAAAGCTATTGCTTGAGTAATAGAAGCAAATATTTTGTTTCTGTTAGGAACAACTGTTGCTTTCATATTATCTTCTGCATAGTGACCTTCTGGTACATCTTCACCTCCAGTTACTAAAGCTGAATCTAGTAAGTCAACTAATCCGTCTAGTTTGATTTGGCGATAGTTTACTTTTGGGTAAAATATGTAATTACTTCCATTAGCTTCAATAGAATCGTTTGAATTTATATAATTCACCAATGATTGAGCTCTATCTAGCTCTACTCTGTGTTTTTGACCATAGTCAAATGAGATAGCTGTTACACTATCATACTCTTTTAGACATCTAAGTAATAATGTACTTGAGTCCATTCCTCCACTTAAGGATACTACAACATGTTTTTTAGACATAATTTATAATTTTAAATAAGCCAGGTATTTTAAGCGTATAGGCAAACGCTATAGTTGTTGAGTTTTAAAATACTCTTGTAAGAACTCTCTACGGTATAACAATACTTCTCCTTTATATCGAGTATTGCTGATTGCTCTTTTGCCAATCTTCTCTTTAGACTTAGCAGCAGCTGTAGCTACCTGTTTACCTAATTCACCCCCGGCTGCATAACCTAAATAATCGTATAACGATATTAATCCTGCTTCTTCCATAATGATTTTATTTTATACTTAATATATGAAATACTTCCTCCGAAGGCAACAGAAAATGCAGAAATATTTAATAAATTAGGGTGCCAATGCTCTCCACATAGTCCCATCGCATGTCTAAATGTCTCTACCATATTCTCTTTCTTATCCGATAGTAGTCATTGTCTTCATACTTTGCTCAATAGAGTCCCAAGTTTCAATATATTCCTTTATTGTCTTAAAGTGCTTGTTACTATTAAAACTTAATAGCTCTTTTGAAACAGCTCTCAATGCATAATTGAATGTGGCTGGATAGCATACAGTTCTCAGATATGCTTTATCATCTTTACCTCTGTTTACTCTTTCGTAAACTGTATATCCTCCTGATGAAGAATGCGTAATGAAGAATGGCTCCATGATTGGATCCTCGATAACTGTATCACCTGCTGGTATTGTGTTTGGATTACGTAACATTTGTTTTAGTTTTTAGTTTAAAATAAATTCTTTTAATTCTTCTACTCCTAGTCTTCCGGATGCAGCTTTTGGTTCTACTCCCTCTTGTACAACTACCGTATGAGGAATTCCTCTTACTCCGTATTCACCTGCTAAATTTTCAGGATCATTTTCAACATTAATTTCTAAGAAAGTAATCTCATCACTTTCTAATTCTTCTCTCACTTGAGTAAAAGATGGTCCGTAGATCTTACAAGGTCCACACCAATCGGCGAAAAATTTAATTACCTGCTTTGCCATATGCTCCTTTTGATTTGTAGTGATCAGCTTTGCTGAATTTAGTTGATGATTGTTCTACGGCTTGTTTTGGACGGTTCAGTGTAGGAATCCATTCCATTAGTTGAGTATAGATACTCTTTGCTGAATTTTTAGACATAAATTTGATTTTTGATTATTATTTAATATACGAAATTTCTTCCAGGTATCCAAGCATTATCTGATTATTTATTCTATTTTCCATAGTAACATAATCACCTACTTTGTCTACATATTTGAATTGCTGTATCTGAAAAACTTTAGAATCATTCACACAGGTTTCCTCCCACTTGTCTGTAAGTCGGTATGTCTTTCCTCTAAATTTAAAAGTGAATTCTTCCATATCTTAAAGATACGAAATTTTTTACATTTCTCCAACAGCTTCTACTAAAGCTTTTTTAACTGCTCCTGAGAATGCAGTCTTGTTAAATGGTAAGTTATCGTCGTTCAAATCTAAGAATGTTGATTGAACTGTTACGTTTGCTTCTCCTTGACCCCAGTATTCCTCTTTTCCTATTATAAGTCTTAATTTTACAATAGTAATTTTTTTAGTTTTAGAGAATGGACCTAAAGATGTATTTGTGGAAGGTGCTTCAACTGATAGTACTTCTACTTCTACTGGAGTTCCATCTTCACATATGTCATGCTTTTCAGATAGAATTTCTTCTGTCATTTGTTTAATTCCGAATACAACTCTTTCTTTTTTCATTTCAGGTGCTTCAACTTGTGAAGACACTTTTGTTACTTTATAACATTCCTTAGTAGTTGTATCAGCTGATACTAAAAATACTAATGCTAATAATAAAAATAATTTTTTCATAATACTAAACTGTTTTATCTTCCAAAAAGGAAATTTGATACCTTATCGTAAAACCTTTCAAATAATTGATTTAATTTTTTCATAATTAAAATGTCAATTTACCACCTGTTAATATTTGGTAATTTAAAAATTCTTTACCTGCTTCGTATACTCCTGTAAAACTTACATTAAACTTAAATGTCTTAGTTATTTTTAAATCCCATGAATTAAATGGTACTACTATTATGCCAGCATCCCACCATTTACCTTCGTAGAACTGAGTGAATGGAGAGTATACTCCTAATACAAGTACGCTAGTACTAACTCTATCGCTTAGTTTAAAACTACTATGTGCTCCACCTACAGCTGATAGATTCAATAAAGCTCTTTCTCCCATTTTACCTGCTGTAAAATTGACACCAAACATTCCTGTTAGTTTGTTACTTACTTTATATGATTCTAATACTGTCGTTGTACTAAAGAAATTTTTATCAAAATCCATCATAATGGATTGAGCTCCTACTGTGTTTAATTTTTTAGATTTATTAATCCAGGATTTATAAAAAGTAACATTTAAGTTATTAACTCCTGAGGTATAATTGAATAATACTCCTTTGATTCTAGTTCCTCTAGTATTGGCATGAGTTATACTTCCTACAAATCTAAAGTTCTGAGTTTGATCAGTATTGGCAATAGCTACTATATCTCCTGAGGCAATTAAACTTCCTACACTTTTAGCTGCATTATTAGATTTTTTACCACCGCCTGATGTTCCTCCACCGCCTGAACTTCCTCCGTCAGATGATCCTCCATCTACAGAGTTGGATAAAGAGTTAGCTAAATTACTTCCTCCACCGCTTGAACCTTCTACAGACGACTCAGACGATGAACCTCCTGTTGAAGCTGGTTGATTTGGACTTGTAGTTTCTCCTCCTTGTTGAGGTGTTCCTGTTGAAGATCCTGTAGGTGTTCCTCCAGAAGGGTTAGAAGTGGTTTGGCCTCCTTGACTTTGGTTACCTGTTGGGCTTGTTCCAGTAGTTCCTGTATTTGTTCCTGAATTGGTATTTGAATCGGATTTTTTTTCATCTTTTGAGTTTTGGTTAGTACTACCTCCTTCACTTTGTGAAGAGTTTGTTACGCCTCCGGCTGTAGCTGTCATAGAGCTTCCCATAGATCCTCCTATGGTCGCTATGGATTGAGCTACGTTTGTTACTGATATTACATTTGTAACAACAGTTAATGTGTTAGCAACTGTTACATTGGTTATACTATTTACAATAGCTGTAGTTACTGATTCACAAGGTGAGTTTGAATTTTGTTGAGATACTAGAGTTATCCAGTTATCGAAGACTCCTGAGGAGAAGTCATTTGCAGAAAATGTATTATGGTTATCAAAGTAGTTTACCATTACATTTCCCCCAGCAGGTACGAATACGCTCTTGGATTGTAGTGTACACGGATCTGTATAGGTGTAGCTGTACTGGGCTGAAGCCTGTAGGAAAGCAAAGAATATAAATAAAGAAATCCATTTTTTCATTAGTTCGGAAATATCCCCTTTTTAATCATTTTTGATACTACTCTTGAAGAGGCAGTTTCTAATGACTTTTTGGTAGATACTCCGATTGTTGATTGATTAAATTTAATATCGTCGAGTCCATCTAATAAGCTTGCCTTCTTCACTGTAACTGCTTCACCGGATCCTGATCCAGTAATTATTTCACCGCTCTGTGCATCCACAAATCTTACTTGTAACCCTAATATTGTTTTTTGTCTTATCTCAGCTCCAGAGGTTGAAACTTCTTCATCCTCACCTATGCTGAAATCATAGACTTCTATATAAACAAAATACTTTGCTAATATAACATTTCCTTTAACTTCTATTTTATTTTCTGATATACCCTTAGCTGAAGCTATGTGTTGAGCAATCATTTTTTGTTTTATTTCTTCTCTGTCTTCTGTAAACTTAAATCTATTTGTGGACTCTAAATACTCTAATACTATATTTGATACTCCTAAACCAACTCTTTTATCTTTTAGTTCAGGGTACATTTCATATAATTCCTCATTGATACCAATCTTAAGGATCTGAATAGGGATGACTATGTCTCCGCTATAATCAGATACAACCTCTAATGATTGCTTCTTTTCAAAATCGGCTTGGTAGACTTCAGTTTTAACAGACCCTACTTTTTGAGCAGAGCCTATTATGCTTGCTAATAAAAATAGTATAAATATTAATTTTCTTACCATTAGAACCAATTTCTTGGATTAGCTTTACTTTTTTCTATTGCTTTACCTGCATTATTAAGTGCATCTTGAGCTTCTCTTGCTTTTCTATCAAGTACGTCTTGAGCTTCTCTTGCTTGTCTTTCTAATTCTCTTTGAGCTGCTGCTGCTTCTTCAGCTAATCTTCTCTCAGTTGCTGCAGCTTGTTCTGCTAATACTCTAGCTGCTTCATCTGCTACACGTTTTGTTTCTGCTGCTGTTTCTTCTGCTACACGTTGTGCTTCAGCTGCTTCTTGAGATGCTAATAAATCTGCTGCTGCTTTAGCCGCTTCTTCTGCCGCTGCTTTAGCTGCTTCTACTTCATCCGATACATCTATAGTTACTGATGCGTCTACATCTACACCAACTAAAAGTGCTAATTCACCTTCAACTCCTAATGTGATAGCTCCATCATCGTAAGTAGCTCCACCTCCAACTTCTGCTCCTGCTTGTACCCCTACAGATACTCCTGCATTTGCTTCTGCTGATACATCACCTGATTGTGCTGTTACTCCTGCTTCTACTCCTACTGATGTTCCCACTGATGCTCCTGCGTTAGCTTCAGCTCCATGTTCTCCTATTGAAGCATTTGCTTCTACTCCTGCATGTGCTTCTGCATATGCTCCGGCATGTACTCCTGCTGTTCCGTAATCAGTTTCTACTTCTGTTGAAGCTTCTACCTCTACTTTTACTTCAGCTGTTACTCCAGCTGATGCTGAAGCGTCATGTCCATCCCATCCTGCTTGTGCTTGTGCTTCTACTGATGCTTCTGCTGTAGCGTGTGCTTCTGAATTAATATCTACTCCTTCTACAACTTCGGTTGTATTTTCTACATTGGCATGAGCCTCGGCTGATACTCCGGCATTTGCTGATACTGATGTATCTGTTACTTCTGTTCCCGCGTGTGCTTCTGCTGATGCACCTGCTTGTTCGTTACCTACTACAACTCCGATTGTTTCGTCTGCCATTTTTATTTATTTTTTTGTATTAATAAATCTTCTATATACTTTTCTCTTTGATCTGTTAAATCTTTTACTCTTTCTAATAAAATTGCTTTATCTTCTTTAGTAGTTTCCTCAATATAAGCCTTTTGAGCCTCATAGAGTTTTTGCCAATAGGCAACTCTTTCTTCCATCATCACTCCCTGGTACCAGATTATTCCTACCATAACTATTATAGTAAAAGACTGTTCCTTTAGTTTAGACAGGAATGTATCCATGAACCCTTTTGTCTCTTCCATCTATTACCAAGATTCTTTTTGAGCAGGAGCTGGTGCTGGTGCTGCTTGTTGAACTGGAGCAGGAGCGGCTTTAGCTGAATTAGAGTTGTTTGATTGTTGTTTTTGTTGGTTGGTGTTGTTGTTCTCCAAATTAACATTAATGACAGGTGCTGCTGCTGGTGCTGGTGCTACTTGTTCTGTTTTCACTTCTTCTTTATCTTCTGAGTGACCTCCGAATAAAGTTGTTGATACCCAAATACCTGCTCCACCGATTACTGTAGTTAGAGTTCCGATTAAGGTTTTTTTCAATCCTGATAATCCACCTTCGTTGTTTGTTTCTTCTGACATAGCTTATTTTTTTATTACTTTAAATGTTTTTGCGAAGTTCTTACTTCTTATATTTAATAAATAGTTACCACTTGGGTAAGCAGTTAGATCTCCATAAGTAGTATTCGGTCCTTTTGCAAAACGTTCTTTCTTTATACTTAGTTGATTTCCTCCCATGTCGTAAACTGCAATTTCATAATCTCCACTCACTGGTAAAGACATCTCCATTGTTATAATTCCATCTGTAGGTACTGGATATACTTTTCCGTGAATTCCATCTTCATCTAAAGGAGCTGCATACCTATTATAGTTGATATAACCATCTGTATTAGTTACAGCGATATCCCACCCTTGTACATTTCCAGCTGTCTTTCTTCCTACGGTTATAGGAGTTGTAGTCCAGTTAGGATTAAGTACTGTAAATTTTAATATGAATAATTCTGTTGGAGCTGTTACAGTATGCTGTCCATGTGTTCTATCATATCCTCCCCATCTTACTTTTCCACTTCCGGTATCCATTGTATAGGTTAACCAGGTTTGTGCTTTTTCAGATAAAATTATTTCTGAGAATTGTAAAATGCTTTGATCGTAATTTAAAGCAAATTCTAAACTCCCTACTGCATTTCCATTTGTTAGAATAGCTACAGGTAGATCTATGGTATTAGACGGAGACACTGTAATCCCAGGCACTTGAAATTGTACCTGGGAATAGAGTGAATTTATTGATAACAGTGCTATGATTATATAGCGTAGCATATTAGTTGCGTCCTGTTCCGTTTGCGTCTCCTAATACTAGAAGATAGTAATTGGCTGCTGTTGTATTGTTAATGTTAGCTGATAAGAATGTTGCTACCCCTGGAATTGTTGCTGACTGATCTGTTGTAGCTGCTGCAATAGTGTTGTATTGAGCTTCTGTAAAGAATAGTAAATCAGGTGTGTTTGGGTAAACTGATAAACCTTGAGCCAATCTAGAGAATACTGTATATGAATCTGAAATTGTTATTCCATTTGCTTGGTTAGGGTTAGCAGTATAGAATTGAGTTCCAGTTGGAGCTTGTATTCCTGTAGCGATTTGAGCAATCATATTTGCATCTGCTGCTGCTAATGCTCCTGGTGCTGTTAATCCTGGTGCTACTTTTACTCTAATTTGCCAGTAGTTTTGATCTAAGTTAGTTGTGAATGATGCTACTCCTGTTGTAGTTGCTGTATTAACTGTCATTACATCTACCCAAGTTGTTCCGTTTGAAGATTTTTGTAATATTACTGGAACGTCTGAAGCTGGGTTGGTTGGATCATTTAAGAATGTAGCAGCATAGTTAAATACTGGTTCTGTGAACGCTCCTCCGTAATTATGTAATCCTAGTGTAGTATCAGTTCCATTTGCTAGAGTACCGTAAGCCGGGTAAGCTGTCGCTCCTGTAAACGCCATTGCTGTTACTGCACCGTTTGTATAACCTGCTTTAAATGGTAAAGCTACGTTGAACATTGCTCCGTCAGCAATATTGAAAGCAGCATCTGCTCCTGTGTAAACCCATGTAACTGTTACATTTCCTTCAGTAGCATTTACTAATGTTTGGAAATAATTGTTTGCTTCAGTTCCAGTGTAAGTCACTGTAGGAGAAGCAAATACGTTTTTGTCGTACCAAAATCTGTACTGTACTGCTTTGATAGCTGTAGAACCAGCATTATCATAATAAATTGCAACGTTTGTAGGTGTTGCTCCAAGTGGTGCCAGGTTGTAACTAGCGTCAAATATTAAGTAAGGCTTAGTAGCATCAGGTGCGATAGTTTGTGCAAATCCTGTTAATGATACTAAAACTAAACTCAATACTAAAAGTAATTTTTTCATTTCTTTTGTTTTTAAGTTATTTTTATTTCACAACCGGGTGCTTATGCACTCTCATACCTTTTATAAATAGTACTGATTTTAGTTGCTATACCCTAGTCTAGTAATATAGTAAGAAGAAACTCCACCCGATACAGGTGTATTAATTGTAATTGTCTGTACCCCTGGAAATGTTGCTTTCAGGTTTGTTGTACTTGCATTAATTGTACTCCATTGAGTTGTTGTAAATATTCTACTGTCTGGAGGGGATGCTGGAAAGGATGTAAATATTCCGTTTCTTCTAGCAAATATTGAATAAGTATCTGATATTGTTACTCTACCATCATTATTAACATCAAATCTAAAATAGTCTCTACTCTTTAAAGCCAGTGATCCTAGAGTTACAGTGTTTGAAATCTGTGCATCACTTATTTGCAATGTAGGTAGGGTTGGAGGAGTAAAAGTTATGTAATATTCTACAGAAGGATTTGTTGGTGTTGAAAATACATATCTCCCTGTTACATCTGTTGTTGCTGTTGTTACCAAAGTCCAGGGTGTAAAAGTCACTATATAGTCAAATTCTAATACATACGGTAAAGATGTATTTGGTAAATCATTCCATTTACCGTTTCCTACAAATTGAGTATAATCTTCATTATTTGAATTATTAGGTTCTCCTGAGTTCCAGTTTCCCCAAGTGTACGGCTCTCCTGTTACCCATCTCCATTGGCCTTCTACTACTTCATCTGTTAATCCTATCCATCCATCAGACCATAAGTTAAATATAAAGTTATTTTCAGCTGCTGTAGTTACAGTTACTAAATATCCTCCCATATTAGCACAAGCCTGTCTTGCAGCTGTCCATGTCATTGAACTTGTTGATCTATAATAGGAATGTCCGTTATAATTTTGCTGGTTTGTAAATCCTGTTAAAGTAGGTGTTGTTCTACTATATAACTGCACCTGTACTCCTTGTATACCTGTAGCGTTTGATCCATAGATATAACCAGAGTGCGTAAAGGTTTGACCGTACGTAGATAAAATACCCCCTAGTATTAGTAGAGGGTATAACATTTTTACTATTTTGGCTAATATATTCATTTCATATAAATAGCTATTCTTCCGTGATCTCTACTCGGTTTCCATCTACTGCAATTTCATGCCAGTGAACTCTTCCTTCTTGAATTGCTTTTTTAATATTCTTTTGTTTTCCCATTAAAAATGCATTTCCTGATTTTACTTCAATGAAATGTACCTCACATTTGGTTTTACTCTCTGTGTTAGTAAACCCTACATAGTCGATTGGCATTCCTAGGAATACTACATCTTCTGCCGGTATAGGGAACTTTGTCATAAACGGAACAAAGTGTTCAATTGTTTTACCCCAGTTAACTGCTGAAGATCTAAATGTTGAATCTTTTTTTACTTTTGCTTTCTCAATTATATGAGCTGCAGCTGTTTCTTCAATTTGTTTTCTCAATTGCGCTACTTCTTCTACATAGTCTTTTAGCTTTACTGTTAGTAGAAAAATTACAACTGCTAGAAATAGTGAAATAATTAATAGTGTCATATTTTTATTTTTTATCCATCACAGCTTAAACAGTCTTCAGAAGTTCTACTTCCAATATCTCCGTTTATGACAGAATCGGTTCTTAGATAATATAACGTTTTTAATCCAAGTTTCCAAGCTGTCTGGTGAACAAGGTTTATAAATTTAGGACTATCTCCCGGATCGAATGCTAAGTTTAATGATTGAGCCTGGTCAACATACTTCTGTCTTACTGAAGCCTGTTCTACTAAAGCCAATTGATTTATTTCTGCAAATGTTAAGAATACTTCTTTATCGTCAAACGGCATAATGTCTTCAGGTAGATTTGCAATTGATCCTCTATCTTTTAAAATTTGTTGCCATACCTCTTCTGTATTATGTCCTTTGTCTTCTAAATACTTTTCTAATACTGGATTCTTTCTAATAAAAGTTCCTTTAGATGAATTAAAAGTATAAACGTTTGCTGGAATTGGTTCAATACCTGCTGATACTCCTCCTGAGATTGTTGAATTGGATACTGTTGGAGCAATAGCAATTAAATGCGTATTTCTCATTCCTGTTCCTTTACACCAGATTGGTTCACCATACTCTTCAGCTAATTTTCTAGAAGCTGCTTCTGCTTGTGTTTTAATCTGTGCAAATATTCTATTTGTCCAAGAAGTAGATGCGATTGAATTAAATGGTAATCCTTTTGATTGTAAGAATGAATGCCATCCTAATACTCCTAATCCTAATGCTCTTCCTTTTTTAGCAGAACGGTGTGCTCTAATCATAGAATCTTTACCATTTGTCTTAACTAAAAATTCTTCTAATACTCCGTCTAAGAAATAGATTGCTGTTTCAACTAAGTCAGTATCTTTCCACTCATCGTATCTTGTAATATTCAAAGAAGATAAACAACAAACAAATGAATGCTCTTCGTCAGTATGTAATGCAATCTCTGAACAGATATTAGTCATTGTTACATCTAAGTTGTTTTTTACGTATGCCTGTGGATTAGCGTTGTTAACGTTATCCTTAAACATAAGATAAGGCTCTCCTGTCTCAACTCTTGACTTTAAAATCTCAACCCATAATTCCATTGCCTCTGGATCTCTATGCTCTAATCTCTGCATAAACTTATCATCAATAGAAACACATTGGTGTAAATTTAAACACTGACGGTTTGGATCTCCTTGAGGTCTTCTAATACGTAAAAACTCTTTTATGTCTTCGTGATTAATATCTAAGTTTACAGAAGCTGCTCCTCTACGAACTGATCCTTGATTTGTAGCAATGATAGTTGAATCATAGATCTTAGCCCAAGGCACAATTCCTTCTGAGTTACCTGTATCGCCATTTGCGATCTTCTTTCCTCTTCCTCTAACTCTTCCTAATCCAATTCCAACTCCTCCTCCTAAAGAAGTAAGTCTCATTAGTTCTGCATTAGTTAATCCTATACCTCTGATTGAATCAGGAGTATCTATACCGAAACATGAGATTGGAAGTCCTTTGTCAGTTCCAGTGTTTGATAATACAGGTGAAGCTAGGTTTAACCAACCCTTCCACATGTACTTGTAAAATTTATTTGCTAGATCAGGACGATCTAATCTCTTAGCTACTGCATCAGCAACTCTTTTGTAAGCTTTCTTTGGATTTTCATCAGGTAATAAATAACCATTTGAAATTGTAGCCAAAGATACTTCATTCATCCATTCCGGATAATCTACACCTGGTTTCCAGGTACTGTAATCTACTCCCATAAAATTAAATTAAAATGCGTTGTCCCAATCCATATGCCCTTTAGCATAATTTGTTACTCTTGATGCGAAAAAATCTGTATGCTGTTTTCCTGCTACTACAGCATCAAACCATAACATTTGTTTTAAAGCTCCTTTATCGATTTGATCTGAAGGTATTAATGGTTTTAATCCTAAATCTCCCATCTTAGTATTTACTCTGTGTTTAATAAAGTTTTTTAGTTCGTTTTTAGATAAGTTTTCTAAATCTCCCATTTCAAATACTTTATCAATAAAATTGAATTCTAATTCTAAAGCAAGCGTTGCCGCTTCTCTAATATCGTTGATAAGTCTTTCTGTTTTTAATTCTGGATATTCTTCCATTAAAGTTCTGAATAACCAACATCCTGCTTCTGAGTGAAGTGATTCATCTCTTACAGACCATTCAACTATCTGCCCTACTCCTTTTAGCTTGTTTCTCATTTTAAATGATAACAATACTGCAAAAGAAGAGAATAAATTTACTCCTTCAGTAAATGCTGAGAATATTGCTAGAGATCTAGCTGCTTCATGCCAATCTGTTTCTCCTGCATTTCCATCTCTAACATCCATTAAAGATTGAATTTTAGCTGCAGTTGATTCGTCTTCTAAGAATTCTGCAAAATTATCTAATCCTAATTGTTCGTTTAGTAAAGCATATGCTTCAGCATGGATTGTTTCGAAAGCTCCAAAAGTAACTGCCATCATAATAACTTCTGGTTTTCTAAACCATTTTGTTACTAAAGATGTCCAGTAATCATTTACAACTGTTTCTGTTTGAGCAAAGCCTTTTAGGATTCCTCCTATAAGGTTTTTTTCGTGCGGTTTAAGGTTTGAATTCCAATCTGTTACGTCTTGTGACATTGGAACTTCTGTATGTAACCAGTGCGCTTGGTGCGCTTTAAGCCAGTAATCGTGTGCTTGTGGGTATTCAAATGGTTTATAAACTATGCGTTCGTCTTTTAGACTCATATCGGCTTTTTTTAATATTTGTTATAGATTATGGCTGTAGAAATAAATAGGCTTTTATCCTGGAACTTGAGATTCTAATTCGAAGAACTTATTGGCAATATCTTTGTAACTCCCTCTTGGTTTGTCACCTGATTCGTCGATTAACATGTGCCCTAAGATCTCAATATGTCCATTATTTGTATCAACTTTAGCATCCCAAGTCATACCGTCCATTCCATATCTGTTCTTCATTACGTGAATTCTTCCTGTTCCTAAAACTTTATCTTCTTTCATTCTCGATAGAGATAAACAAACATCTGCTACCATCATCTTGTCGTAAGAACCTGCTGCTTTGTCTCCTTCAATAACAGAATCCTTAGCACCCATTCTATTAACTTGAGATGGTGTTAGAATAGGTATTTGAAGTTCCTTAGCTAATCCTTTCGTTGCAATGAATACGTCATCTATTTCATCTTTTCTCTCTGTGAAACGAGATTTCGAAGGTGCTTTTAAATAATCGACATAGTCAATAACAATCATATCTGGTTTGTGATCCATATCCATACATTTCTGAATATGAGATTTAATTGTATTAATTGAAGCTCCTTTTGGTGGATATTCCTTTACGATAAGTTTTCCTTTTAACTTACCTACAATTTTTTCTACTTCTCCTCTATGCTTATTTACTTCTTCAATTCCGTAACCTGTAAAGTAGCAGTCAAAGCGTTTACCTACATAATCCTCTCCAAGTTCTAAAGTATAGTAATTTACATTATAACCCATTAGTACTGCATGTGCTGCTGCTGCAACCATCGTCCAAGACTTTCCTCCTCCAGGGTTACCAAACATAATAATTAAATCTCCAGGTCCGAATCCTCCTCCAATAGTCTCATTCATAATCGGCCAAGGTGTTGGAATAGTTGGTCTGTAGTTCTCTCTATAACGGCTCTCTACATCCTTATTATACTCATGACCCATATTCTTATCCATACCAGCTCTCATAGCTCTTTCAATCAATCCTCTGATTCCATCAAAGTCTCCTTGGTTTAAAAGATCTGCTGAGTTTAATAATGCTGCTTTAAGTTCTTGGTTCTTGGCAAAGGTAGTAAATTCTTCTACAACGTATGCTAAATCTTCCTGAGTTGCTTCATAACAATTTCTCAATTCTGATTTAACTGCTACTTGTAGAATATCATTCTCTACTTTCTGTAATTCGATTTTTAATGCCTCTAAAGAAATTGTAGTATGATACTTATCATAATACTTAATAGTAGTTTCTAGAATCCATTTGTGAGCATCTGAATCAAAATAATCTGGTCGTAATAAATCTCTTGTGTTAAGCAAGAATTTTTTGTCTGTTAATAATGCTCCCAATACTTTTAATTGGAACCCTTTTCCGTAAGAAGATAATTTTGCTAATGATGTCATGTAACTTATTTTATTATAACTTATTTTTTATATGTTGAAAGCGGTCTAAATATTTCAAGCCATCCTTCAACGTTTTTGTTTAGAGCTTCGATTTGATCCGCCTCTAACATGTTTAAAAAAGTAACAACCTGTAGAGCAGGTATTGGCTCTCTTATCTTATCTAATATATGAACTATTTCGTAATCTCCCAACCTTGGCTCTAAAAGATTCATTAATTCATAGTTAGTTTTTACTTTATTCCAATCATACAGTATTTGTGCAAATATTTTCTTAGTCTGTAATTTTTCTGTACAAATTTTATGAATATCTTTTAATTCAAATAAAGGATGCTTTACTAGTCCTGGAAATTCTTTTAGTAATGTCTTAGGTCCTAACCCTTTTATACCTGTCAGGTTGTCTGAGTTATCTCCTAGAAGTGCTTTCATGATTAAATAATTCGCAGGAAGTACTCCTACTTCTTCCTGTACCTCTTTTTTTCCATAGGTTTTTTTCTTAATAGGGGAATAAACTTCTATATTTTCGTCCACTATCTGTAAAAAATCTTTATCAGAAGAAACAATTGTTACCTTTTTACCATTAGCTCCAAATTTCTGAGCTAGATAGGATATAGTATCATCTGCTTCTATCTTATCAATAGAGATTAGAGTAAGAGGTAAACATTGTAGGTACTCAACCAATCGTCCCATTTGCATTGTCATGCTCTGGAATTCATCATCTTTATCATCGAATATTTCCCAATTGGTAATCCTCTTAATATTTCTATTTGCTTTGTATTCAGGATCAATACTCTTTCTACTTGAAGAGGAAGCTTGTCCGTCAAATACGCAAATGATTCTAGTAGGGTCAATTGTTCTATTTAGAAAACCCAGTGACCTTAAAAAACCAACAAGACCACCAGTGTGATGGCCTTGTGGATTCATAGACTGTAGCATTGCAAAAGACCTTATAAAGGTATTCATACTATCTACAATCAAAACATGGTCGTTTAGTTTCCTGTCTGGTTTTTTTTCGATTTTATTTAGGATGTCTAAATAATTACTCATCGAGCATTTCCATATCGGTTCTTACATCTTCTCCTACTTCGGCTTCTATTGTTACTGTAAAGTCTGTTGACCCTAAAGTATTAGCCCAAGATCCTTTATGTGCGTCTTTATATGCATCAATTGCTTTCTTATCGTCTGCAATAAATCCATGACTTGTCATAATGATAGCTCCTCTTGACTGTACTCCATCGATATGATTCTTCTCTATCTGAACTTTTGTTCTTTTAGCAAATTCATATTCCTTTCCTTTGTTTACAGCTTTAATTTTAGAAGTACCTGAGTTGGTAATGTTTCCAAATGTAATGATGACTGTTGCGTCATACCACATTGTCTTTCCTCCTTTATTCTCCAATCGAGGTTGACCCATTGGATGTTCAGGTTTTGCAGTCCAGACTTTGTTAATTGCTACTAGAGTATTTGTATACTTACTTGCTTCTTTTCTTGATAACATAATCTTTTGATTTACGTTATTTCCAAATTGAGTAGACATTGCTCCGGCATTCCATTCATTATTATTCTTATTCGACCTTACTGATAAATCACTTGGAACTGATCCAACTGAATCCCATAAGAATAGTAGATCATAAGGAAGATTTCCTTTCTTCTGTTCATCGATTAAGTCTAATATGTAAACTGCTACGTCTTCTATCGTGTTTAGAGTTCCTCTATCTGCGTATAAGAAAAATCCTTTGTAGTCAGTTATTTCTCCTGTCTCTTGATCAACTACTTCTTCAACTTGAAGACCCATCATTTGAGCATGAGGCCATGACCATTTCATCTCAGTAATAATGAATACTGGAAGTATCTGTTGCTTTTGTGCTTCAACGGCTGCTTCTAGTAATAGAGTAGTTTTACCTGTATCAGAATGTCCTCTTAAGAGAGTAATATGTCCCATAGGAATTCCTTTGAGAGATGTTACTTCAGTAAAAGCATCTGAGACTTTAATCCAGTCTTGTTCTTTAAATTTTACAGAAGAATTACTAAATCCTTTGTTTTTCTTAAAGTTATCAAGACTGAAACCGCCTTTGATTATCTCGCTAGCGGTTTTAGGGGCTGTTTTTTTAACTGCCATTATTAGTTAAATAATTCGTCAAATTTATTTACTGTACTTTTGTTACCCTCTACTGCAGTCTCTAAAGTGAAATCTGTTTTATGATTTCCTAAAGTTGCTGATAGATCAGTTTCTTCTGCCACTACTGCAACCGGAGTTGCTGGTGCAATTGATTCTGCTGGAATGTTTGCTGGTGTAGCAACTTCTTCTCCTGGGTTAAGGTACTCTTGTAATTTTTTCTTGATGTATTCGTAGTCGTACTGAGTTTGTACTTCTAAAGCATTTGGTTGTTCTTTTAACCACAAGTCAACTTTAGTATTATCATCTGACAATGTTGTTTGTTTAGGTTTAATACGAACTGTAGTTGTTGGGAATTGACCTGGTCCTGCTGCTGGTGTATTTTCTACAACCATATCCCATCCGCTCATTACGTCTGTAAAATCTCCAATGTCTTCATCTTCTGCTAAAGCAAGTAATGCTTTGTAGATGTTTACTCCGAATGACCAAAGACGAACTCCTTTTTCTTCTTCACCTCTTACAATAACAGGAGCAAAAAATCTTGACTTAGGAGATAACTTTCCAGATAATGACCAGTTGTCTTTATCAGAAGTCTTTCTTAACTCTTTTACAAATTCTTCGATTGGATCTTGTTTGCCGTAATTCGACAATGACATCATAGGGAACTTCCCAATGTTGTAGTGCAGTTTCAATTCTGTGAAAGGATCTGCAGCATTAAAAGCTGAAGGAACGATTCTAATTGTTGATTTTCCGTTTGCAGGTCTCCAATAGATTTTGTCGAAGTCTACTTTTTCACGGTCTTGATTTCCGGTGCTGTTTAAAGCGGCCAGTTTAGCTTTGATAGCATTAATGTCCATAATGTAACTGATTTTTAATTAAAACTTTTATCTATATAATATAAGAAATATAATTGGATATTCCAACTATAGTTCTATAATTCTAAATAATTTTGTGTTGACTCTTTTTAGTTCTGCACCTTTTGTTAATAGTATGCAGTTTTGATAGTCATTCCAATCTACTTTAAAGCTTGTATCTAATACTCCTCCGTTTAAAGACTCTATTAGACGATTTAGTGAATTGATTGTGTATAGGGTGTTTGATTCTTTTTTTCTATGTACTAAGATAGTATTTTCTAAGAAATTAGAAACGTTTCCAAATTCTACATTATATGTACAGATATATTCATCTTGGCTCTTTGAATAAAGAACGAAAATTTTGTTATAAATGATCTTGTATTTGGTCTGTATTGTACTTAATATACCTTCTAGTTGTTGTTCAGAAGAAAAAGTACAAAATAACTTATTGCTCATGTCGGCTGCATTAAAATTATACTCGATGTCATAATCGAATATTGTTGGCGCTACATTATTTTGTATCATTTATAAATAGGTTTTTATTTTATAAAACTAAGTTACTACTGTATTTGAACTTTATAGGGTATTTTCCTCCCTGGTTCATTATTTTTTCTAAAGATTCTAGTGTTTCCTTGCTGTCTGATTTATCAAAGTCAAATACAAAAGCATCATAAGTATAGAGTGCTAAACTGCTCTTCTTATCTTGAAGAAACATAAGCACATCTTTTAATATAAGAATATTTCTTGAGGTTTCCAAGCTCTGCATCATATAGTTCATAAGCTTCTGCGGATGCATCTCTGGAAGATCTTGTGTAAATCTTTTTCCTGATATTGGATCTTCTACATATCCTTGTTCTTTAAATTGCTTCCAAAGACCGTTTATATAATTCTGAATCTTATCGAAGATTTCTAAGAAAGCATACTCAGGTGGAATCTTTCCGTAAATGGCATGGAAGTTAATTTGTTTTGCTTTCGCATATTCATCTTCAGCTATTTCATCTTTACCGAAGTACAGTCTAGCCAATTGAACGTGTGCGGATTCATCTGTTAATTCATAACCTATTTGTTCGCATAATAGTCTTAAATGATATCCATCAAAGTCCATTTCTACAAATACATCGTTCTGAGGAATAATTGCTTTTCTAAATTCAGGTGCTTTTGGTATTGCAGCAAAATTTACTGAATTAAAAGCATTTGTTGGACGAGAAGTTGTATTATATAAATTATACGAAGTATATATAATATTGTTATCAATACTATATACAGGATTGTTTGGTTTAAACAATTCTAGAAAAGATTGATAGGTTATTCTCAGTCCAGCTCTCTCAATCATAAAGAAAACAGACGTTGCAGTTTTATTATAGAAATCAAAGCCATTGGGTATTGCAATCTGCAATATCTTTTGTAATGACTTATAATTCTCCTCACATTTTTCAAATAGCTTTGATATTGGAATTATAGCATTTATTTCTTTAAAATCATGAAAGCGATTGTAATACCAATTGCAAGTTGAATTAGATCTTGGAAGTTCAAGTCTATTGTAAGAAGTCATTGAATAAAGTAGGGAAAGATCTATAACATCCTTTAATATAAAGTGGTACATCAATTCTTTCTTATCAAACGTATAAAGGGTTGTGTATTCTTTTAGTATGTCAGAGACACAATCTTTTGATAAGTTTAATCCTTCGTCATGGCTTATTGGAATAATGTATCCTTCTGGATGATCTAAGGGTCTTAAGTAGATTGCTACAGTAGTTGTAAGAAGTGGATGGTAGTTATCATTTGAAGAAATGACTTCTACATACCCTCCTTTCCTTCCTAAATTTTTTAGAAGCTGTATTTGCTCCTCTGTCTCTACTATATAAAACATTTTCTATAACCTTTTCTTTAATATAAGAAAAAAGGCCTGCAAAAGCAAGCCTTATTTTTATTCTTTTGTATCGAAATTTGCTTTTCGGTAATTTTCTAATTCTATCAGAGGATCTTTTACTGTTGCTGAAAGTGTGTCTGGTATGAATAGTTGACTTGGACGTGTTGGCGGTACAAGGTATGCAAAGTCTCTTACAACTCTAGTAATTCCTGGCATTTGTTTTTCCAGTGCTACTATAGTATTTAGATTCTTAGTTGCTGCTCCTTCGTATTTATAATTTCCAAACATTATATCTTCTGCAGGACCTTGTATCTTCCAATTCACTTCTGCATATTTCCTATTTGGTAATTGTTTTTTAAGCTCTACATAATCCGGTTTTGTTAATTCTACAATTTTATTTGTTACCGGATCTTGTGTAAAGTATCTTTTTACCTCTCCTAATACTACTTCACTTGTGGTTGGTTTTTTTCTAATTACTCCTCCTTTCAGTGCCTTGAGTAGTAATGGACTTAGGGTTGCAAAAGCTTCCCCCAATAAGTCAAAATCTCCTCTATCTCTTACCTTTTCTAACTCCTCACCCATTTGCTCTGGAGAGCTCCCTGCATAGTATTTTTTCTTGAAAGTCTCTATATAACTCCCTGTGTATGGTTCTTTTGTAGATTTAATAACAAATTCTCCTCCGTTAGTTGATTTAGGTTTTCTATATCTAGATTTTGGTAAGTACCAAGATCCTTTCTTTTTTCTATCCGGTGCTGGTGGTGGCTCCGGTGGTGGTGGTGGTGGTACTATTTCCGGTGTTGGAGGCGGAGGTGGTGGTGGTGCTAATTTATAAAAATTTACATTACCTTTTCCTAATGCTCCAAAATTTTCTACTGTTCTAGAAACATGTCCTTTTGCGGAATCTATATTAAAATTTACTCCTGACCATACTTCTTTTCTTACAAATGCCCCATCTGCGTACACCTCTATAACAGGGTCCATACCTTCAAGGTATGTTCTGTATGTAAAGCTTTTTACTTCTATGTTTGCCATTGTGGTATATTATTAAGCTGGTCCCCAGTATTCAAAATGCCATAATTCATCTGTACCTGATACGTCTGATAATCTCCAAGGATTATACCATCCGTGTTTAGCACCCAGTGTTGCCATTTGTTTATAGATAGGAGTTTTTCTTCCTTCTTGATTTCTCTTTGGATCACCGCTTCCATTCACAATTCCATGAAGGTTTCCAAAGTCTAATGCTCCTCCCCATCCATGTGGTGATGATCCTGGGCTTGCTACAGTGCTGCCTGGTTTTAATCCTCCTTGGTGTACCTTACTTCTATATGCACTGGACATTCTGTAGGAAATTCCTGCAGCTTTCATATCTGCTTTCCAGGCTTTCCATGCTTTAGCAGCTGCTGGATGTAACATGTATTCTGGTGCTTTTGTAGCAGGGTTTTTGTAATAAGTACTTGCTCCGCTAGTTTCCCCTATAAATACAAGTAGTTTAGGATTTGTTTGACTTAGTAAACCATTCTGTCCTCCATTTGTTTTTGAGTTTGCAACAAGTGGTGATGCATTATAACCTACTGCTCCTACTTTCTTAGGATTAATAATAGGTGCTGGGTCCTCTCCTGGTTGTACTGGTCCTGGTGGTGTATAATTTGCTGCTCCAACTGCTTTTGGTGAAGGTGGCGGTGTTGGGTTAATTACTTGTGGTTGTCTTGCTTCTTGTTTTAACTGTTCTAATAAATAAAACTGAGTTGTTACTGAGGTTTCCCATACACTATTGGTACCGATTGTGTGTTCTACCCCTGTTATGATATATCCGAACTTACCGTTATACTTGTCAGGTAAAAGTCCTGGAGATATTCTAAAGGTTGATGCTATTCTAAGTCCTCCAATACCGTCTAGTTTTAGAGTAAGTTCAACAGGTATTGGAGATGGTCCTGCATCTGTTCCTGAAGCCGGTCTTCTTGTTACGTTTTCTACAGTATAGTGAGCGTGTTCTGTTTTTACAGCTTCTAACTCGTCTTTATCATATCCTCCTCCTGTAAAATCTGTAAAGAATGTTTTTATAGAGTCTTTCCAATCCTGTAGAATTTCTTCTTGATCTGCTTTTACTGCCTCTTCTCCGTCTTTATTTTTAGCTTGAACATCTTTAGTTACTACAACCCTATCTACAATACCTGGATTCCATTTTAACATGTTCTCCACATTTTCAGAATAGTTCTGTGTTGTCCCTTGTGCAGCAATAGCAATTTGAGAGGAAGTCTCGTTACTAATTTTACTACTAATACTTATTTCTTTATAGATACTGTTAACCCCTACTAGTGTTAATTCTGCAGGTGGTTTGGTTTCTGGTGTTAAGTTTCTATCAATTACGTAAAAAGTTCCTCCTTGATCTTCATCATCGTATGCTATATCAAAATCATTTATACCTCCCAGTGCTGTAGATACTCCATCTAGAATACTCTTCAATACATCGGACATACTTTTGTTAAACTTTCCATCTGTATCCAAAGCTTCATCAAACTTGCTTTTTAGGTATAGAGAGTTAATATATATATTAAGTACATCACTAGTTATTTCCGCTGGCAGACCTTGGGTAGCTCCGTGTATAAAAGGCAGTACGCCTAACCCTTCGTCGTTTGGAGCCAGTATTACACATACCAACGGATCCGGTGAAAAGTGCTTAGGACCTGTTATAAACTTTGTGGATTTCTTAATATCTGTATTAAACTTACACATAGTAGCATTTGGAGTACCCGGTGTTTTTGTAAGATCTTTTATCGCTACAAAATTATTGTATATATCTAAGATAAGTGCCAGCGGTACCCAATGCATCGGTGCCTCTGTATCCCAAAGCCAACTATCATCTATTTCAACAGCTGCCCAAAATACTATAAAGTCTTGTAGCGGGGCAGCTAATGATGGTGCTTCGCTGGCAAGGGTTTCTTTACCGACTACACCTTGTTTTAGTAATGCTAGTTTTTGTAAGAAGTAGTGGAAGATACTTTTTCTCTGTTCCTTACCTTCATCACTAGTTGCAGAATCCATTTCATCTTTAGGTATTAAATTACCTGGGGAGAGTTTTACCGGTGCTGATTCTAGTATCTCTCCTGTTGATATTATACTTACACTACAGTCGTACCCTCCGTTTGAGTTATAATTCCAAGAAAAGTTTTTACAATACCCAATCATTCCTTCGTAATTGTAATCACTCTCTTGTCTTATTTTTTTTATTTCATCTGTAATTTTAGACATTTCTAAACCTTTCTTAAAAAATAAGTCTGGGCTTATTGTCTTAATTGTTTTCTCTAATGTAGTATCATTATTAATATAAAGAGAATGTCCCCATTCAAGTAGCATTGTAAATCCTGGTCGTAGATAAAGTCTTTCCATTACTTCAAACTCTTCTAAAGACCATACAGAAAATTTAACATCTGCTTCTCTTAAGGTACCGTAAGTATTCTTTGACTTTACTGTCATGGATGTTATACCTCCCATAGGTCTAAATCCCATACTAGGTCTTAGTAAGTATGCACTATTTGTGTTTACATTTCCTGAGGTGTCTATCCCTTGTCGTAGACCTCCCCCTGGTTTCATTATACCTCCAAAAAGCACATTTTCTTTTGCTAATGTATCGTCTCCTTTTATTGTAAGTCTGCCTTTCTGTATTCTAAGTTGAGCTACTTCATCATCAGTTAATGTATTAACACCGGAAGATAATTTTACCCATCCAGTCTTACTGTTCATGTACATTAAGTCGTCATTGGTTCTATCTTTTGTTTTACCTATGACTTTTTTTCTTGCTTCGAGCTGTTCTGCGATTCCTGGGCTTATGCCTGTTCCTACTTCTAATCCCATTACCTTGATTTATTTACCTCACTATATAATTGTAATATATATTCTTTATTAGCGGGAATTCGTAACTGTACGCCTGGCTCTACTATTAGAGAGGCTCTTTCTGAATTATTTGCAGATGCAATTATCCACCATAGAGTATGGTCTTTGTAAAATTGCTGAGCTAGTGTATCGTACCTATCTCCTCCTGTCGATATAACATAGTAGTCATCTTGAGATAAAGGTATTTCAGGGTAGATAGCATTTAGCTTATACCTTACGTTATCTGAAGTTGTTACTTCTTTTATATTTTTATATCTATCTGCCATTTATTTTTTTTTAAAAAAACGGTTTTGATCCGTTTAATGGTGCTGGACTTGTAAAGTAATGATGTAATCCTGTTTGTGGAGCAAAATTGTGAATTGGTTTAAATGAAATGCTACAGTCTAAAGTCATTGGTAACTCTTGCTGATCATCATCTACTCCGCCTTCTGGGTTTTGCATTGCTATTTCCCACATATAGTCTGGATTCCATGTATACTTAACAGAGGTTATTATCCCCGGTATTTGACTAAAATACGAACCAATTGACAATTTAACAAGCGTACCCCTCATAAATTTTGACCCACCTCCATAAGTTGGTGCTGTAGCTGAGGCTAGGTATACCATTTTTCTGTAAAGAGGTTTCATCTCTGCTCTAGATTGAGCTGATATTTTAAACCCTACTGATATATCTCTTTTAAATCCTTTGTATGTAAAGAACTCTTCTGCTCTACCTACATATTGATGTGAATCCCAGTCTCCTGAGTAACTATCATCTATACTGTCAATATGTGCTCTAAAGTGTAGAAAGGTACCATCACCGTCATCTACATTGTCTGGTGTTATTATTTCAAAGTAGAATTTAGCTAAATCTCTTGCTGCGCTTGTTCCATCTATTCTAGTTTCACTCTCCTGTAAAGCATTTAATTGATCTACTTTATCTGGATCTATATTACTGTAGCTAACTTTTCCTATATTCTTACCTTGGTTACCTAAATTAACTCTTGTTTCTTTATTGATAGTAGGACTGCCGTATGCAAAAGAAGTTGGACCTGTTCTAAAGTCACTTACATTTCTATTAACACTATTCTCATCAACAACTTTATTATCTTCTTTTCCTGATAGAGGTATACTTCCTTCTACTTTATAAGTCTGTTCAGTATTTACTTTATCAGTTACTGTAATAAAACCGCCTTCATTTGCACTGTTAATATTACTCTGTGTATTTGTTCCGGTATAAGTTGCTCCGTCTGTATACTTACTTGAGGAAGGTACTGTGGTTTCAGCAATTGGTGCGGCATATTCTCCTGAGTTAATTAAACTACCCCCTGGCATACTTCCTGATGCTAGAGTTGTATTTCTTATACCTGCTTGTTTACTTACTTTTATTGGAGTACCAGCTGCTACACTATTTATGTTACCTTGGGTATTTGTTCCTGTAAAAGTTGCTTTATCTTTATATTTATTACCTAATTGTAATGCTGACGCTGCAATACTCTGTATTGTATCTTTTGAAGCAATAAGGTCTGTGTAGTCTACTGAGTTTGGTAGACTGTTTAAGGAACCTGTCTGTGCTGTTGTTTGATTTTGCTGTGGATTTCCATTTGCAAATTTCTGAACAGGACCTACTGGTACTGGTTTTCCTTCTTCTGCTAAATATCTTGATTGCTTATCTCTGTCTTTAGTATCGTCAGAATCGTATTTACTATCTTTTAATAGTTTTGTATCGTCTCTAGAAACTAGACTTGATGTTACTGAAAGTGATGACCAAGGTTTCCAGCCTTCTTGACCTTCGTTATCTTGTATAATAATTCCATCCCCTTGTGAATATGTTCTATTTTCACCTTGAGGAATTGGTTTGTTTATTTTTTCATCATATCCAAATTTACTACCTGTAATTAACTCTCCTGTCTTTTGGTCGTATATATCTGAATTGATATACATAGGAACCTCTTTCCCACTAAGTGCGTAAGGTGCTCCTTCTACTCCTCCTGCTCCAAAAAATTGAGCAAAGCCTGATGGTTTTACTCCTTCTGGATCTGGTCTTAAGTATGTATCTGTTCTAAATCCTTTTAAGAAATGCGTACCTGTTCCATTTACTGGAACTTGTGCAAGAGTTGAACCTGCAATTTTAACTGTATTTACTAAAGTATTTCCAGCTTGCTGTAAAACAGCCCCTACTGTACTCTTACCTTTATCTTTTGCTTTTCTTATTTTATCTCCAACATTTACCTGTTGAAGTAAAGCTTCGTTTCCTAGGTACTTTAATCCAGGACGGTCAATAAGCATTTGGGCAATACGGGAAGTGTCATCTATACGCTTAGTTATTTGCATACCCGTTTGATTACTAGAAGGAGGGTCGTTTATATCCTTAGTAATGTAGGGTTTATCGCTTCCATAACGGAGACTTTTAAGGTCTGTCTGGAGATTTAATAGTCCGTTTGCCATTTAATTTTTATCCTGGTAGGTTACTCATGTAAGGAAGTCCTTGTCCTGATGGAGACACTACTGGTATTTGTCCGTCTAAGTCTAAAGCAGAAGGAGATTGATCAATCGCTGGTGTGTTATTGATTGATGATTGATTGTGTAGTGTTGAATTTGGATTAGCACTTGCAATTGTTGCTGGTGTAGATCCCTGTAATCCTAAGTTTGACGATGGTAATAAGTCTAATAGTCCCATATTAATTGTTTTAATTTATTATAAATAGTTTATTTATGAAGATTTATAACTTCCGAGTACTTGTGCTCTACCGACTTTGTTAGAATCTAAGTATACATTTCCTCCTGCTTTTACTACTGCTATAAGTTCTGTTAATTTAGCTTCTACTACTGCCATAGATCCTTCCTCTGATTTTCCTTTAGCTTCTCCTGCACTATCTCCTCCCATTCCAAAAGCTTCTGCTAAAGATACTAATGCTGGTGATACTGCTGCAAGCATTACTGCTCCTCCGATTGCCGGTATTGCCAGAACTCCTGCTAGGGCTACTGCTCCTAATCCTGCTGCTATACTAAATAAAGCCATTCCAACTCCTAATAATCCTGGTGCTGCGGCTGCTATTTGCATTAAGGTTGTTGCTAGTATTGGAAGTACTCCGGCTGATGCGACTGCGCTTAGTAGTGTTAGTGGTATAATCATCGCACTCATTGCGACTGCTGCTAATAACATTCCTGGGAATGCAAGGAATCCTGCTGCTCCTAGTAGCCCCATCCCTATTCCTGTTGCTCCTAATCCTAGTCCTGCTGCTACTCCTTTGTCTGCCATAGTATCTAGTAACTGGTTGAATAGGCCAAAGCCTGCTTGTCCAGCTGTTAACACCATAAACCCTGCTCCTACTGCCATTAATCCAACTCCTAAAGCTGCTAATGCTAATGCTCCCATAGCAATTGGCGTTAGTAAGAATCCTAAACCTGCTGCTGCAAGAGCTAATAAAGGTACTGCTATTGAGAATGCTATAATCTTATCTGTATCTACATCTTTTAATAAACTGAATGCATATGCTGCTGGTATTAAAGCTAGAGCGACTATTCCTAAAGCTAAGGCTCCTTGTATAACGTTACCTCCTATCTTACCCATAATGGCTAAAGTAAGCCCTAACATAGCTATTGATCCTGTAAATGCTAACATCTTAGCGGGATCAACATCTTTAATAATCATCATAGCAATTGCTAATCCTCCTGCTATTGCAACTCCTGCAATTCCTAATGCTATTGCTCCTTTTATTATATCGCCCATTTGTTTACCCATACTGGCTAAACCATCTCCTAGTCCTTTTAAAAATCCTTTTATTCCTCCACCTTTCTTTGCGTCTGCTCCTCCGGCATCTCCTGCAAGACTTTTCGTCTTATCAGCTGCTGGACCCATTATCTTATCTTTTAAGCCTCCAGCTCCTCCTTTAAATCCTCCTGTTAAATTATCTTTAAGGCCTCCTAAAGCGGATTTTAATCCTCCACTTTTAAATAAACTTGTTATACCTGTTAGAGCTTTTGCTCCTAACTGGTACATTGATCCAAAAGCTTTCCCTACTCCCGATACTGCTACTCCTAAGAAATTAGCTGCTACTACTGCTAGAAGTATTGCTTTTCCTATAGGGTTTCCTACTACCATTGCAATAAGCTTTGCTACAGGTGTTATTACAAACATCAATGCATCTACTAAATTAACAACTACATCCAAGACTGGGGCAAATGCTTCTGCTAATTTTTGCATACCTACTTGCATCTTTTCTTGAACATCCATTGCTTTTGACTGCTCTAAAGTAACTCCTCTTGCTTTTGCTATTTGCTCGTCAGTCATGTTCTTCATTGCTTCTTGCGTTAGTACGCTTTTAGCAAGTTGATCTCTGGACATTCCTAATGCTTTAGCTAAACTTTCTTGTTCAAGACGGTTCATACCAGCGTACTCTGCTGCTGATGCTCCGTTCTTCTTTAGTTCATTAGCTACTCCTTCTAGGTCGTTATTCAATGCAAGTTCTCTTGCTTTAGATAGGTTTAAGTTTTTCCCGGTAAGTAATTGTGCTTCTAATTCTGCAGATATAGAATCTTCAAAATTAAGAAAGCTTCCTGCAATTTCATCTACTTCGCTTAGACTTAATCCTAATCCTCTTGCCGCTACTGCTGCAGCTCCTATCTTCTTCTCACTATTTCCTAAAGAAGCTGTTATACTATCTGAAGCACCTAGTACATCCTGTAACACTACTCCGTGCGCTATTCCTGCTCGATTTGCTCCATTATACGCATTTACTGTAT